TAACTTTGTTTGTATTAGTAAATTTAAAATTATTTTTAATTATTTATTTTAAACTTTTGTAGTTTAAATTCGGAAATAATTACTGGAGTGAAAAAGCTTAAATGCTCTTTTTCTGTTTTTAAATATATTGGATTTCGATATGAAAGATTCAATTATTCAAGATTTATAATTTCGATAAATTGAATTTTATAATCGCGATAGATTATAAATAATTGAATTTTTGTAATCTTGATAAATTGAATTTTATATTCTAAGTAGATTATTAAAAATTAATGCAAACTTTGTTTGGTTCAGTAAAATTATTTTGAAAACTTTTTTAATTATTTATCTTTAGAACTTTTTTAATTCAAATTACTTACTGGAGTGAAAAAGCTTAATTGCTCTTTTTCTGTTTTTAAATATATTGGAATTTGATATGAAAAATTCAAGATTTTATAATCGCGATAAATTATAAATAATTGAATTTTGTAATCTTGATAAATTGAATTTTCGGTAGATTATGAAAAATTAATGCAAATTTTGTTTGGTTCAGTAAATTTATTTTAGAATTACTTACTAGAGTGAAAAAGCTCTTTTTCCGTTTTTAAATATATTGGATCTTGATATATAAAATCTCGACAAATTGAATTTTATAATCCCCCGATAGATTGATTTTATTAAAAAAAATCAATTCTAAGAAGAATAATTTTATTTATAAAGAAAAAAATGAATCGTTAAGATTAATTTAGATTTGCAATATATTGGATAATCCATGAAAATAATTATCCTTAAGAGACTGATAAATAATTTTTCTTGATTCATTTATCAACAATTGAAAATTTCCGTATTCTCATTAAGAGTATATTTATGTAATAGATCTACGATAGTGGATTTTTTGAATCTAATTAATTTTTATCGTTATACAACGTTTCCCAATACATGAAATAAATAATTTATGATAATGTAAAAACAATTACAACTTATTTAGATGGATATTGAAAAAAAAATGAATATTTGCAGAAATAATAATTTTCCCTTTTAATAACTTTACCAAATGATTTAGTTTGTTTTAGAAGAAGAATTAAAAAAAATTATAATCTTATTACAGATTACCCGAAATGTATGCTATAATTGCACATGGAGGAGTTGCAGATTTTATTCCAACAGAAAAAGAAGATGAAAAATTATTAAAAATAATGAATAAAGCAAAGGAGAAAGGAAAAAAAATACTAGAAAAAGGAGGAAGTTGTGTTGATGCTGTAGAAAAAGTAATAAAATACCTTGAAGATAGTAATGAATTCAACTGTGGTAAAGGATCAGTAAAAAATAATGAAGGAAAAGTGGAAATGGATGCAACGATTATGCAAAGTAAGGATATGAGTTGGGGTTCCGTAGGAGCAGTAAGGGATATTCATACTATTTCAATGGCTCGTAAAGTGATGGATAAAACTAAAGGATTATTTATTGTGGGAAGAGGTGCAGAGAAATTTATAAATAATAAAACGAAAAAAAAGAAAAAACATTTTAAAAAAACCGAAACAATTTATTTCGATCTTGGTACGGTTGGATGTGTATGTCTAGACAAATCCGGAAATATGGCAGCTGGAATCTCTTCTGGAGGTGCATTTAATAAATATCCAGGAAGATTAGGAGATGCAGCTGTTCTTGGAGGTGGTATTTTGGCAAATAAAAATATTGCTGTATCATCTTCGGGAATTGGAGAAGAATTTATTAAGCATTCAATTGCAAATACTATTCATTGCGCAATGAAATATGGAAAAATGACATTGAAAAATGCTTGTAAAGATGCTTTAGATTTATTACCTGAAGAGTCTGCAGGAATAATCGCATTAGATTCCGAAGGAAATATGGTAATTGCTCATAATTGTAAAAAATTTTATGCTGTTTCCGAAAATAATTAAAATTATTACAAATATCGTGGAATAAATAGCTTTTAACGAATCCTTTTATTTTTTTTCTATTATATTCTCAAATATATGCAATTTATTTTATAGAAGAAAAATAAATATCATCAAAAAATGGAAGTAAGTTTGATTAGAATATATCTTTGAAATTTATTATATCAATGTTTTTAAAAAAAAGGTAGCTATAACATTATTGATCTATTCATTTCGTATTTAGAGCAAATAACGAATATTTGGTTCTTGTTATAAATAGATGATCACTTTTAAACAAAAATTCTTAGTGGTAATATAAAAAAAAAGTTTCCTTATATAATCGGTTATGATTATTGAAAAACACTATTCTTTTTTGAGTCAGATTACAAGATAAAACCCAATGGTACGATTATTTCGAAAATAAGAATAGTGATTCCTGAAAACAAGCCAATACGATTATTACAAGTTTATCGCAAACATGATGGATTTTTTATTTGACATATCGAGAGATGGAATGATAATAAATTTTATTTGCTTCGATTAAAAATCTTTTATAGTTTGAATCTCATTACTTGTATTTTGTTTTAGTATAATACAAATTAATAAAACCATCTTTTTATTTTACTAATTCAATATCCAATGTTTCATTTCTTGATTTTCCTTTTCCTTTTGTTGCAGGAGCAGCCTTTAACATAGCTTCTTTTAATTTCTCTTCGTTTCCTATTTTTTCTTCCCATTTTGGATCAAATTTTTCTTTTACCAAATTATTAAACCAATCTGCTCCATATTTAAATGGAGGTTGATTATAACTATGTCTATACCTATTTTTTACAATTAATCCTAATTATTAGTAAATTACCAAAAAATCTTATCTTCTACTTTGCTAGAAGATTTCATTACATCGATTACAAGAGTACCCTTTATGCCATTCTTTTCCTGCGTAGCAAGATTAAAAGCCCTTTTATAATCATTAAAATTTTCAAAAACTCCTCCGACTTCTAGATAAGAATCTTTGATATCCTTTACGGAACTCAACGAAAATATAAATACATGTGAAAATTGTCTTCTATATTTTTTTGGAAACAGATACCAATGTTGGACCAAAATAGCAATCCAAGATTTAAAATTTCTCGATAAACACCACAACCAACCAAAAATAGGATCGTTAAAAATAGTAGGATCTTCGGAAAGATCATCTAAAATAAGTCCTCCAGAAGGATCTTGTGTATATTGTATAGGATCAGTTCCTGGTATAGACCAATCTTTACATCTTTTTATTTGTCTTTTTTTGAAACCATATATATCTTTTACTAGTTCTTTTGGATTATCATTATCATGAATAATGGATTCATTTACTACATTTGCATTATACATATGATTTCCAGGTTCGCTTGGATTTACAATCATCCATGCTGGAATAGTTTTAGCATGGAATCTACTGATTTCTTTTATCAATCTACTCTTTCCTGATCCACTAGATCCACAAACTCCAATTCTTTTTCCATCTCGTTCTGTATTTAAAACCATTGGATCGAATTTATATATGTATTGTTTCGTTCCAACCCTTAATAGATTATCGGCAAGTGTAACTGCAACGCGATGCACATCTGGATCTACTAATTTTTTCAATCGCGTATCTATTATTTTTCGTTTCTTTGGAACATTTTCTTCTACTTTACGTTTTGATTTTTTAGGTTCTTCTTCTTCTTTTTTAGAATTCTTTCTTTTCTTTTCTGGTTGCTCGATTTTCCTTTTTGGCATTTAGAAACTTATTAAAAAATCACTACCTATATAATTTAAAATATTTATTCTTTTTTTTGCGTCAAATTTTTTAAAATATTTATATCTTTTAAAAATTTCAATGGAGAAGAAAAGAATCGATCTAGAAAAATTGATCCAATTTTATTCTTTAATAAAAAAATATCAAGAAAATAGCCAATTATATTTAAAAAAAAGAAAATATGACGAAAAGAAAGAATTATATTTGAAAAAAATTAAATATGAAGAATCTATTTACGAAGATAAAAAAATCCAATCAAATAAATCCCTAGAAGAATTATTAGAAATGTTTCAACGAAAAATGAAAGATGAATACGAATATTCTTATTTTCATAATTCAAAAGATGCTTGCTTTAATTTTAGAAAACTTATAAAGGATATTTTGAAAACTGCTTCCTTTAAATTTGAAGGGAAAATTGTTTCCATTTCTTGTTCATATAGAACTGTATCAGAATCATTTGTTCAAATTGAAATCAAATGTGATCCTATTATTCCAAATGATATATATGAACTAATTTCAAAATCCATAAAAGCTATTGGTATAGCTTTTTTTGAGCAAAAATGTAAAAATAAAATAAAAATAAACGTATTATATTGAATTAAGAAAAAACAATTTGTTTTAGATTGATAGGGGAAAAATGAGTATAATTTTATTTAAAACAATTCAACGTGCTTTACTCGTATCAGAGTTTAAACGTGAAGAATGGAATGAACCATATTTTATTGCACCTTTACGTGATTGTTTTTATCGAGATAATCGATTATATCATGATAGATTTACAGGAAATCACACACATGTGTTTTTGATTGATGATTTGGATATTGTATGGTATAAAATACCTAGCAAAGATAATATATGGAAACCATTATTCTGGGAAGGTTATCTTTCGAGTAAAGCAAAATGCGTCTTGGCTGATGGAGCAAATTTAATAATAATAGATGATTTGGGTAAAATTCATTATAGAAAAACAATTACGGAAAAACAGAATAAATCTCATAAAGATTATCAATGGAAAGATAAGATTGAAAAATCAAATTACTGGAGACCAGGTTGGGCAATTGCCTTTTTTCCATTAGATCATTATTCTTTTAGACTCAAAATAGATTATAAAAATCCAAATATATCATGTTGTATTTCACATAGAGGAATTTGGAATAATTATATTTTGAATAATAAAGGACAAGCATTTTACGAACAAGCTATCATGGGAGGCACTACAACGTTATTCTATTACGATGGTGGGGAAAATATTAAAGTAGCAGATCCAATGAGTATTCTTGGATTCATGTTTTTTGTAGATATTCCATTAAAACTAAAAAGAGCATATATTGAAAGTAGTGCTTCACTTTTAGTATATTTTGGATCGGATACAAAGATATGGAGATTTTGGTGGAAAATGGTAGATTACGATATATTGGGAAAAGTTCCACATGTAATGTATTATTTGGAATCTTGTACAAAGTGGCAAGAGCTTTCAAGTCTTGAAATACCAACATCTGCAATCTTTAAAGGCAAAAAGATTTATAATTTTGGAAATAATAATCGCCGATTGCGAGTTTGGTTTTTAGATGAAACGAATAATACAATTATAAAATGCAAAATGTATATTCCTTATGGAAAATGGATTATTGAAAATATTTTATTTTAAAATGGATTAGGTAAATTTACAAGTTTCTTTATACGATCAATTTCTTCGACATTTCTTTTTATTGGTGTTTGTCTTGGTGTGGAAGGTTTGGATTCATTGGCTCTTTTTTTAGGCACTCTTGTATGAGGACTATCTATATCAATATGTTTTATAGGGGTAGAAGTACAAGATCTGGTTTTATTTTCCAAACCTCTTATTTGTAAATCTCTATTTACCGATTTATGAATCACATCTTCATAATCCGGTTTATTTATTTCTGCAAAATCTCTCGGATTATCTTTTAATATCCGATTAAATTTAGATCCTTGAATATATGGAAGATTCATATCTGCATTTTTGTGTCCTTCAATAGATCGTGGATTTAGATCACGAATTCCAATTTGAGTAGCACTTTTTTTGTTTTCAGTATCTATAGTCAATTTGGATGGTTTTTGAATCAATAGAGGTAAATCTTGAATTGTATCATTTCTATTATTATCTTGTATTTTAACATTAATATCTCCATTTGTAAGAGGATCCATATATTCTACAGGTTTTTGATAAAGACCTCTAGAATCTAATGTTTTAAATTTTCTTCCATCAATATCAACTTTGCTATGAACAGGATATTGAACATCATTTTCAATATGTCCTAACATATTCAATTGCGAAATATTATTATTTTCCATATTAACTTGTAATTTTTCTGAATCCCGATAAAAAACATCTTTTTCTTCAATTGAAAGATTTCGAGTATTTTGTATAGTAGATTGTACATTATTGATTTCATTTCTCGAAGTATCCTTGAATGATAGAGGATGATATTGTAAACCTTGCATTGTCGAAAAACTCTTTTTATTTTCCACATTGCTTTCGAGTTTTTGTAAATGAGAATAATTCCTTTTTTCAAATTGCAAACCATTAGTTTTAGATGTAATTTTTTGATCAGCAAATGATTCATATTCTCCAGGAAACCCATTGTAATTTCTTTGAATCAATTGACGATATTCGTCTCTATTATTCGACTTTTTATTATCCAGATTTCCATCAATCTCTTTTTTAGTATGATCAAGAAACGAAAGATGATTTTCTTGAAAATTACTCTTATTACGAGGTAATTGAGATTCTAAATTTGAATTTATAATTTGATTTCCATCCTTGTAATAAATCTGTGATTGTTGTAATGAATCATTTATTCTCGAATTAAAACTCTCTTTTGAATTTATATCTATTTCTCTATTTTCTAAATATTTTCTATTTTCAAATATCCGATCATCATAAGATCGAGTAGAAAATGATTCCATTTCAGCATCATTTGGAATCTGATTTGCATTTTGATAATTCAACTCTTCCAATTTGAGACCTTGTGTTTTGAATTTATAAATAGGTTCGTTATTAACTGAAGTCATAATACCGGGATCTTCATCATAAAATCTTTCTTGTTTATTCGTAATCCCTAATCGTTTTATATTATGCATTTCATTATTAACAGAAGTTGGAATTCCAGGATTTTCATCATAAAATCTTTCTTGCAAATTCGTAATCCCTAATCGTTTTATATTATGTGGTTCATTATTAATAGCAGTTGTAATTCCAGGGTCCTGATCATGAAATCTTTCTTGTAAATTAGTAATTCCTAATCGTTTTATATCATTTGGTTCATTATGCATAGAAGTTGGAATTCCGGGATTTTCATCATAAAATCTTTGTTCTAAATTCGTAATTCCTAGACGTTTTATATTATGTGGGTTTGTATTAACAGAAGTTGGAATTCCAGGATTTTCATCATAAAATCTTTCCTCCTTATTTGTAATACCTAAACGCTTTATATTCTGTGGTTCATTATTAACAGAAGTTGGAATTCCAGGATTTTCATCATAAAATCGTTGTTGTTGATTTGTAATCCCCAATCGTTTTAAATTATATGGTTCTAAATCAATATCAACTTTTGTTTTCAACCATTCATAATATGCAGGATTATTTAGAAATTCTCCTTTTATTCCTTTTTCCGGAATATGTTTAGCAATATCAGGATTAAAATCAATAGGATATCCACTATTTCTATCTGGTATATCTTCGGGTCGAAATTGCTGTAATATATTTAATTTATTCTGTCTTATGGGAGCAGTTGACATCTTTTGGATTGATCTTTGTGCATTCTCCGGAATATAGACATCTTTTTCTCTTTTAATTAACACTTCTGTGGGTAAATCTTTTCTCCATCTAGGATCTCGATCTGCTATTAATGTTTTCATATTATATTCTTGATGAGCTTTTCCAGAATCGATCTGTATATTTACAGGAGGTGGTATCAAGATAGTCCTTTCTGTTGGAATATATCTTTTAGATTTACCAAAAGATAATCCGGAATTCTGTGATTTCATATAAGCATGAGAATATAATTTTTTCCTTAATTGCAAATCATTTTTCGATTTTTCCCATACATCTTCGGGTTTCCAATTTGGATCTATATATATTTTTGCCATTGAATCACAATCTAAAACACCTCTATTCGTTTCATAATCATTTCTACCATTTTCTTTCTCTTCTTCATCTAATCTTTGATATGCAGGAAGATTAGATAAAGTTTGTTTTTTTCTATCGATATTCTCATAATCTACTTTGACATATTCTCTATGATTTTCTCGATAAAATCTTTCCCTAGTTTTCAAATTTTGCTCTCGAACATAATTTTTCAACATTTTTTTTAAAACTACATTTGATATTTATAAAAATTTAATTTGTAAATACATTTAAAAAAACAATATCTATCAATTCTTGATCTGAAATATATACACTTGCTACAATGGCAAAATAAATTACAATGCTCAAAATAATTATCATTCCAAAAACCAAACAAGATATATCTTCTGTTTCTCTAATACATTCGAATAAAATACTAATAATAAATTTTATAAATACAACTAATATTAAAATTTCCCACATTTCTTTTTAAAAGAAAATGATTCATCTATATTTGGAAACATTAAAACAAGCAATTATGATGAGCATGATTTTGTTGTTAATAAAGACCAGAGAATGATATTTATTATCAGAGATATCAAACTTATGGAAATAAATACGATTATAAAAATCATTATTCTGTCGATTTTCTTGTTCAGTTTTATTATATAAGAATTTGTATCATAAATTTTATCCATTTTTATACAAATCAATCGATTGTTTCTTTAATAAATAATAAATTAAATTTGTAAAAATAAATATTTATTATCGATAGTCGTAAAAAAGTATTTTAATGGCAAAACAAGCTTCTACTAAAAAAGCTTCTACTAAAAAAGATTCTGCTAAAAAAACTGGTGTTAAAAAATCTGCTACTAAAAAAACTGGTGTTAAAAAATCTGCTACTAAAAAAACTGCTTGCTCCAAATTGAATACTGAAGATTGTAAAATTCCCGGTTGCAGTTATTATTCTGGAAGAAAACCACCTTGTGCTAAAAACTTTTCAGTAGTAAAACATTTGTTTATTTAAAATTTATTATTTAGGGACCTAGAGATGCTTTAAGATTCAAAAATGTACCTGTTAAAGAATTGAGAGATTATTTATCTGATATCAATTATCAAGGAAGATCTATGTTGAAGAATAAAACTGATATAATCAAACAATTAAAGAAGGAAAAATTGATAGAGAATTTTTTTGCATATTATACTTAAAATAAATCGATAATTATTTCATGGAAGATTTGCCTTTTTAAGGATTAATTTTATTTTGTACAAATTTGTCTTTATAAACTATCTTATATTTTGAATCTGTGATTTTTTCAGCTATTATAATCTCTTTACATCGTATAATTTTACAATTTTCCATTGCATTTTTGATCGCTTCTTCCATCGAATAAAAACACCATCCACCTATACCCCAAGCTTCCCAAACAATGGCAAATCTTTTTTCTTTTTGCATTAAACTACAAAGAACTATTTATTAATATTTAGTTATCCATTCTACATTGTCTTCACTATCAGAATCTGATAAACTAGACCTTTTTCGTTTCTTTAATGGTTCTTTTTTTACATCTAATTTTTTTATGGATTTAAATGCTGTATTCTTTTTGATATTTTCTATCTTTTTTATTTCCTGAACTTCATCATCAATTTCAGGTAAACTTCGAGTTTTTACTTGAATTTTATCTGATTGGTAATAAACACCATTTAATACAACTCCTCCGTAAATGATTCTATCTACTTTCAATGTACCGGGTGCATTTTTTCCGGAAATTTTGCAAGTAAGAACATCATTCGCAAAAATTGGTTCATTAATTCCTTTTAATATTATACTATCTGCCTCTGAAACCAAAATTATATCTAAAATAAAATTATTTAAAATTATAGAAAAATACCTTGAATATTATCTTGATGGATAAAGTTTTTATCTCCAATATAAAATCTCCTTCTTCCATCATATTGTGTTACAGATGTCTTTTTCTCATCTTCATCTAAATCTTCATCGATATTATTAAAAAATAAGTAATTATCTATTTCTTCCATATCGATCTTTTGATCATCTTTTATTTTGTCGTTTCCAAAACTAATTCTCTTAATGATTGCATAACTTTGAGTATTTTTCCCTAATAATCTATTTTGAAATCCCTTCATTATAACATCACCAGGTTTAATAAATGGTAATAATTCTTTGGTAATTTTTAATCTTTTTTCTCTCCACTTTTCTGCATTTTTCTTACTTTCGAATATTTTAAATTGAGGTGCATTATATTGGAGAAAATATTTTTTTCCATCGATAATAAGCAAAAAATACTTTTCCATAGTCTTTTTTACATATCCTAATGGGAATTCCGGAGCAAATAATACTACATAAAATCCAATCTGTAAAAATTCTTTACCAGAAATATATGCAGTAATCTTTGAACTTTTAAAAACATTTTTAATTTTATCTAAAGGTAAATTTATAAAGTTTTCTTTTTCTTCAATTAAAACAGAGTTTGGAACACGATAATATTGAGGAATATACCATAAAGGTAATGTATCCAACTCTTTTTTAGATGGAATCGTTAATTTAACAATTGTTTTTTGCATTTCAAAAGATTCTATTTGATCTCCAGGATATATTTCTTCCAATAACACTTTCCTTTTTATAATGTCTACTATGTTTGAGGATATATTTATATTTTCCAAATAAAGAATACAATCATCGAAATGAATAAATTTCGAAAAATAACATTTCATTGATTCATTAATGATTAATCCATTACTAGTCATTTCAAGACGGTAATAAATTTGATCAAGGATACTAAATTTGTATGGAATTTTCATTTCAACTTGCTTTTCCAAAGATTTCGTATCTATTAGGATAAAAAGATTAAGAAAATCATCCTTGACAAGACATAAGCAAATTATTCCATCAAACATATGAGCAGCCACAATCACTTCGTAAATTTTAAATTCCCGATCAAAATAAGGATTTAATTCTGAAGATATTGGAATAACGTTTCCAGAAAGGAATTCTTTTTGTAAAGAGATTTTGTATAGTTTACCAAGAGGTATTTTCTTAGATACTTGATGAGTATATAAGAATAATTCCCTCCATTCCTTGCATGTATTTAATATTTTAAGGTTTGAAGAAATTTCTATTTCTTTAAAACAATCCAACAAAAATTCTCGATTCAAAATCATTTAATTAAATACTATATATGAAATAGAAAATTGTTTATACAAAAATACACTTTATGCTTTTAAAAAAAATGGCGGAATAATTTCATGTAATCTCAATGGAAAAAAAAATCAGTTCGCCAATAATCATGATTCGAATCTATTTTCTTTGGGTTATCTATTGTTAAAATGATTTATTGGAACAAAAATAGATGCTGTATAATTCTTCCAGCTATTTTCAAAAGTTTAATGCATTTGATTTGTATAGGAAATAAATAATTGGAGTTTTTGAGAATCATGTTCAAAATATAAATGTAACCAGATTATTTATTGAATATATTATTTCATTTCTTGGAAAAATAATCTGTAGAGAATGTCCTTGTATATAACAAAAAGGAAACGAATTCAAGAATTGGATAATCGAAAGAAAAAATACTTTAAAGCAGATGAAATAATAAGAAAGATTAAAAAACTCGAAAAAACTTTAGCTTTTGAAGAAGCAGAGATTACTACTGCACAATTATTGTATGGATGGGAAAAGATATCATTAGGAATTTGTAGTATATGTTTTGATGGATCTGTAGAATTTGGACGATATATTAATAATCATCAAATTTGGATTGGAGACAATCATAGTTTGAAAAAATTGTGCTCTAGATGTTGTATCAAAAACGAGAAAGTTTTTGATAAAGAAAAAAAGATAGATTGTATTAGACTACCAAACGAATTGGACTATATTCTAGAATTAAAACAATGGGTAGAGAATATTCTTGAAGATGGTAACTTTGGTCATATTTTTGATCATTTTATCAATGTGAGAAGAAAAGAAATTTCTAAAGGACAAAATGGATATACTGATAAGTATATCCTCAAAGCAATTTTAAACTTGTAATAAATTAATTCTATTTTTAATTACTACCCATTATATTTTGATAAAAATAAATTTGGTTGCTACTTTAAATTTTGACTCATGCAGTAAATAATTTTGGATTTTTATTTTGTTTGGGAAATTAGTGTTTAAAAGATATCAGAACATCCTAATTACATTCCAAAATAAATAAAAGGGTTTCTTATTTTCAAATACATCCCAAGGACAATTTAATGTTACGGAGAAAATATTTATAATAGTAATACGAATTTTGAGTGTGAAACTATAATTTTTTCGAAATGATTTATTAACAAAATGATAAAAACATCTTTTAATATTTTACTTATAATTCAATTTACTTGGAATAAATCCAAATAAGAATACAAATGTTTTATTAATGTAAAAGTGGACGACTCTCCGAATAGTTCTTTTTGCGTAACAATAGTACGATGACCATTATTATGATTCCTATCAAGACAATACCTATGATTGGTATAACAATAGAATATATCAAATCAATCTCTTCTTGTGATAAGTTATTATTATTATCCTCTAAAAACGATTAGAATATTAAAATCATTTACTATTTGATGATCCAGTAGTAATTGCATGTTTCGTAGTTGCTGGAACCGGAAAAGCACTTGTTGGAAGAATAATAGATTTACTAGGAGGAGGAGGAGGAGGAGGAGGATAAATGGAATCACATGTACAAATTCCATTATTAAATGTTACTCCAGAATATCCAGGAGGGCAAAAGTAGCAAACGTTATTTATACACATTGTACATGCATAACAGGATGAAGTTTCACAAGGAATAAAATCAGCCAAAATAGTAGTGGTGCCACAAAGAAGAATTATAGAAATTATCTGTTGGATTTTCATGTTTAAATATTTACCATTTATAAGGCAAATATAATACTTATCGTCTGAATTTTCATAGCCATCAAAAATTTAGACGAAATAATAAAACGGACCAATTTTATTAATAAATTAATTTTGGATATCAGTAACAATCTCTTTTTCTTTTACTGATCTACCTAAATCACTAGTAGATTTCTTATTCATCTTTCCTCTTCTAGGATTCTCTTCAA